AAGCAACATCGATATTCCTGGAACGCTTGACGTAACGAGTGCAGCAACTTTTGACAATAACGTAACGATTCAAGGTGTCCTTACTGCTAATGGAAACATTTTGGTTGCAGACGGCAACCGTATAGAGATTGATGAAATTCGCGCTAGGGACGGTGACGGGCTGAAACTATTTGATGATGCGGGTGCCGGAATTTTTGTTGAAGACGGCGGAAACGTAGGCGTTGGCATCGGGAATCCGCAAGCAAAGCTGCACGTTAATGGCGATGCAATAATTGGTTCAAACGCAGTTATCTCTGGAAACTTAACCGTTGATGGCACCACGACCAGCTTAAACACACAAACGCTTGAGGTGACGGACAAAAACATTGAAATTGGCAAAGTAACTACCCCTACGGATGCAAGTGCAGACGGTGGAGGTATAACACTTTTAGGTGCTACCAATAAAACAATTCAATGGTCTTTATCTGCAGGCGGGGCAAACGCTTGGATATTTTCTGAACACGTAAGCCTGAGTAGCGGCAAGGAATTTCGTATTGGCGCAACAAAAGTTCTTGACAGCACCAGCCTAGGGTCAACAGTAGTTTTATCAAGCCTTACAAGCGTTGGCACGATTGCAACGGGAGTTTGGAATGGTACTGAAGTGGCAACCACTCATGGCGGTACGGGCCAGACGACTTATACGGATGGCGAAATCTTAGTAGGCACTAGCAGCGGATCTTTAGCTAAAGCTACTGTCACCAGCGGCACAGGTCTCACGACAACTAATGGCGATGGATCAATCACACTTGATCTAGATGACACTGCTGTAACGCCTGGCAGCTACACATATTCATCGATCACAGTTGACCAGCAAGGGAGAATTACTGCTGCTAGTAATGGGAGCACGAGTTCTTTCTTAGAGACATCTGATATTGGTGTTTCAGTTCAAGCTTTTGACACAACAATTGTAAAAGCAGCTGACATCGGAATTTCGGTCGAAGCATTTGATTCAGCAACAGTTAAGGATGACGATAACCAAACATTTACTAAAGCACAGCGTGGAAGTATTACCGCATTAACAGATGCCGCTAATATCTCAATTAACCTAAATGAAAACAACTTTTATAGCGTAACGCTCGCCGGTAACAGAACACTAGACAACCCCACAAATGTTATTCCAGGTCAATCTGGCTGCATCTTTATTACCCAAGATGGAACGGGCAGTAGAACTTTAGCGTTTGGAAGCAACTACAATTTTGCGGGTGGTACAGCGCCTACTCTTTCGACCGGAGTTGGTGAAGTAGATACATTGTCTTATGTCGTCCGCACCAGCACATCAATTGTCTGCACACTTCTTGCAAACATTTCCTGAGGTAAAACTATGATCCCAGCAAATCTAATCAGTTTGTTTGTGTCTTCGGCAGGTGGCGGTGACCCGGTACCAGGACAATCCTTATTCACTACAGCGGGAACATTCACATGGACTGCTCCGAGCAATGTCACAAGTGTTGCAGTTGTTTGTGTAGGCGGCGGCGGTCGTGGAGGGGCAGTCCCTGGCCATTGCGGCGGTGGTGGCGGTGGTCTGGCTTGGCGCAATGATATTTCAGTCAGCCCCGGTCAGTCATACACGGTTGTTGTTGGCGCTGGCGGCGTAAGCGCCGCCATGGACGGCGGCGACAGTTATTTTATAAGCCCTTCTACCGTTAGTGGTGATGGCGGCAATCGTGGAGTAGGTACTACTTCCGGTTCGGCAGGCGGCGGGTTTACTACTGTTGCGTCTCCAAACGGTGGCGGGGGCAATGGAGGCGGCACGGTTAGCAAGGGAACCCACGGGCACGGCGGTGCTGGCGCTGGAGGTTATGCAGGCAATGGTGGTAGCGCTGTAAATAATAGCGCCGGCCAAAGCGGCAATGGAGGCGGTGCGGCGGCGGGTGACGATGGCGGCGGGGTCGGTAATAGTCGAGGCGGTGGTGGCGGGGGCACTGGTATGTACGGACAAGGCGCAAACGGTATATGCCCGGCAGGTAATGGTGCGGGCGGCGGCGGGGGTTCACCATTTGGATCAACAGGCACCAATGGCTCCCCTGGCAGTAGCGGTAGTTCGCCGGGGTTTGGGGGTTTTCCCGGCGGCGGCGGAGGTCAGCGATCTAGTGGCAGTCCAGGCGAGGGTGCCGGTGGAGCGGTCCGAATTATTTGGGGAGCAGGCAGAGCGTTCCCTAGTACAAACACCGGAGACGTTTAAAACACGGTGGAGCATCACACATTTGGAAACTGGAAGCGCATTTAAGAGGCCGACCCAATATTTAAAAACTATGCGTTAACAAACTTATTAAGCAAACCAAACCCTTTAGACTTGAGATAACAAGGCTAGGATCCGTGATTGAAATTTACGCTGCACTCCTAGGTGCGTCATTAGGAATTGCTGGGATGAGCTTTTCTGGGTTCACTAGACGAACCAGCGAAAGCCGTGAAGCTGTGATTCGCCTTACCGCTGGCGTTGAATCCATTGCGACCAAGCTGGAAGATTTACACCAAGACATGAAAGCGGAAAAAGTTCAAGCCACTGCTGACCGCCGCGAAATATATGAACGCTTAAACGATCATGGCAACCGTTTGGTTGTTTTAGAGACTAACAAGCTAAATTAATTCAAATAACTCTAGGGCCTTATTTCATAACGTCTTGACAAATTGCATATTTCGCGCATCTGTCTGCGTAGCCGTTAAATCCACCATTTACCCTTACGCATACGGCTTCAAATTCGCCACGTTTAGCAAGGTTTAATAGGCCATTCTCAACAATCCAGGTTGCTGCTGATCTGAATGGGTAGGTTTCTGCGACGTAATCGGCGCCTTCCATTACGCGAGGATCGTCAATGTCATCAGCAAAACGAGAGTAATTGTGCTTTCCAGTTAGCATTAAAACTCCAGCACCTTTGTAAATAGGCCCGTCATTTGGGCCGTTACCTAAATCAGAACGATTGTTATATGCCTCACCACTTGCTAGCTCTTTTAGCCAGCGGAAGTTACCGGTTTCATGCATCAGGTTGGCCATTAGCATTTGAGACGCATTTAGATGATCTGGTAAAAAACTTGTGTCTTGAAACAACTGGTTGCAGTCATCGCAAAAGCTTTGTGAGAATAAATTTGCCGCGTATCCTGTCAACTCTTCAAACATGGCCGGCGTGAAATAGCCATCAGGCTTTGGCGGTTGCTCTCTGTATTTAAGAACCCACGGGCTTGCGTTGCGGAGATTTTCTGCCTTCATCGAAGACTGCAAAAGCTGAACGGCTTCTTTTTGTTCTGGGGTGCCTTTAAACCAAGCGAAGAAATCGATCAGGTTGATTTCAGGAGCCATAACAAAAGCAGTGCTTTGTCAGTCTGGCTCTATGGCTTATGCAGTTGTTATGCGCGTATGAGGCAAAATGCAGTCTCTAACGCAACTGGCGTATAACAACGGCGAGCTCAAGGAAAAGCTCGAAATCGAGCTGGCCAGCTGAAATCTTAGTCATTGCAGGGCTTTTCAGCAATTAAGAATCAACGCTTATTTGGGCCCATTTGGGCCCTTTTTGCTGGTTTTATGCACCGCCGTGCATAGCTGCCGGTGTACTCTTCAAGCAATTCATACAACTTTTACACCTTGGCCTCGATTAGCGCCCAGAAAGGCCGCCTTTACTTGTCCGCCACACTGCCGCATAAAGACGGCTCACCAGGGCGCAAGCAAGCCCGTATCTCTTTAAAGCTTGATGACACAGCACAAAACTGGCGGGTAGCAAAAAAGCGGCTGCAGCTGCTTGAACGGGAGCTATCCAAAGGAATCTTTGATTGGGCTGATTGGGTTGACGATCACGGGCGGGTCTCGTGGCGCACCGCAATAGACCTGCTTTATAAGAAGAAAGTCATTAATGGCCGCACGAGCCAGAGCACCTTTGACGTACGGATCATGGGCTACATGCGCCAGTTAGACCAAACCGAACAAGTAACTACAGCCAGCATTGAGCGGTTTGTGACCAAGTACAAGCGCGATCAAGCCTCATACAAGCAAACGTTTTATTTGGCTAAAGACGTAGCAGGGTTAACCAATGTTCCCTTCCCAGATCTTGGCGTTCCGCTTTACGGCAGATCAAAACTCATTGAAGTACCAGAAGATTCAGAAATTATTGATTGGGTGTTAGCGGCAGGGCAACCGTATCAATGGGCATTTGGCACCATCGCCACATATGGCTTAAGGCCCCATGAATTAGCCAATTGCAAATTTGATAATCATTTGCTTCAAGTTCCAGATGAAAGCAAAACGGGCTTTCGCGTTGTCATTCCGTTAAATCGTGAATGGATTGAGCTATTTGATCTGCGTAACGTTCAAGCGCTTCCTGAGTCTGTTCGCGTTCAGCCACGGCCTGATGAGTTATCTCAATGGCTAAACAAGCGACGGTTGAAGATGGGCATCAAATGGAAAACCTACGCGTTAAGGCACGCATACGCAGGCAGATTATGGAGATTAGGCGGCGGGGAATTGGACATTTTTACCGCGTCAAGATTAATGGGCCATTCAGCTGACGAACACGCCAAAACGTATAGGGCTTTTGTTAGCGGAAACACTGTTGCAAGGTTTGCTGAAGAGGCTATAAATCGGAATTTACGGAAGGTTGAAACTGCAGTCCAACAGCAGATGGACGAATCCGAATCAGACGCTTCTTTGCCTTTAAAGTCGATAAATCAATAAATTCACGGCCTTCTTTCCATCTAGCCTTTTTAGGGCTGGCGATTGCTTCATTAACTAAATCACGAACAACGTCATAAGACACGCCCATTGCGATAGCTGCTTGTTTTATTGAGAGCATTGTCATGCGGCCTCCCCATGACGGGCTGCGTCTAATAATTTATACCTAAGCTTGATCTTGTTTACGCTTGTATAGCAAATGACTCGTGCATTTTCATGCCCCATACGCAACGTTTTAGCAATAGTTCTCCACGAAGGTTGGATATAGGAACCGCTAAAAAAACGCATCTGCACTACCTCCTGATTTTTCTTGGGCAATTGAGCTATCAGTGGAGTTAATTGATGGTAAAATTCATGAAGTATGATTTCGTCTAACTTTTCAATTGCGTGATCGTTAGGGTCAGGGATTATATCAGCCAAAGTGCTACGCCCGCTATTGCCGCTGTATTTAGCTGGCTTGTCTAAGCTTTGGACATTCCATTCAAACAATAAATATGATTCTAAAAGTTTTGGATCAATATTAAATTCTTCTGCTGCCATAAGCATTGAAGGGTCACGGCCATACTGCTGCGCGTAAACCCTGCCCCACGCTCTGATTTTGGTTAGTAAATCATGGGCATGGCCAGGCAAACGAACCATGCGATCTTGCATCTGGATGGCACGGGTAATCGCTTGCCGAATCCACCAATAGCCATAAGTTGAAAACTTATAGCCCCGGCTTGCGTCAAACTTCTCAACTGCTTTGGTTAAGCCAATGTTGCCTTCTTGGATAAGATCCATCAAATCCAAGGTTTTAATCATATGGCTATACTTTTTAGCAATTGATACCACAAGCCTTAGGTTGGCCTCCATAAATTTTTTATGGGCACGTTTGCCAACCCTTGCTTTGCGTAACTCCTGTTTTGTTAAGGGGCCGATGCGATCACGAAAAATAAGCCATTCTAAAATCTGACGATTCAAAATGATTTCTTCCTCTGTCGTTAACAAAGGAATTTTGCCAATCGCTTTGAGGTAACTTCCTGTGTGATCGTTTGACATCAGAAAGGCTCCGATGTGGCTTCAATCTTTTGAGGATTGACTTGGCCAAAAGCACCATATTGACCATCCTTGCCTTTTGCAGTAAAGACAATTCCTGTGACTTCCTCAGCTGATTGCTTGTCGTAATTCCAGACTTTGATTGTTTTCTGTTTTGAGACATCATCAGCCATTGCCATCAGGTGACCGCATAGCTCATGGACAGATTCGAGCGGAATGCTGAGCTTTAGATATTTGCCGCCTTCATCAAATTGGCTTTCACCAACAGACCATGAACCGGGCTTAGGCAGTGCAGCTTTGAAGTCGTTAGCCATTGTTTTTTAAAAAAGGGTGGGTTGAAAGTAGAAATCTGATCGCACGATTTATGGAAAGGTCGTGCTTTTTGCAATAGCTATAAAAAGCTGCGTATTCAGGTGGCGAGAGCTTTGCGCCAATGTGGCCACGATTACGCCAAAACTCAAAATCAACGCCCTCAGGGCGAGGGAATTTATTTTGCTGCTGATTTTTGTACTCAGCAAGCATTCGATCATGAAACTCTTGGTCATCCACGACACGCAACCCATTTAGTGGGAGACTCACGTCTAAACACAACTGCATGGGGTTGAACCCCTGGGTAGATGTGCTGAATATTGCGAGCCATTCGAGTTGCGGTGCCATGCTCACAGTATTGATACGCCTCCTCAGGCGTAACTGTTAAATCCAAAGCATGATCGTCAATCATCTGTCCTTTCATGTGGGCAACATACATCCCCTGCGGTGTCTTCAGTAAGAACCGCGTCCGGGCTATAGATGAGGATTGAATTGATTGCATTTTCAAGCATGGAGACAGTGATGCAGATGTCTTTCCATCGCCCGTAACGGGCATCAAAAAAGTTTTTATCACTAAGTACACGATACTGGGAGACGGCTTGCTGCAAGTGGGTTACAGCTTCTGAGGTGTGCTGCTGAGGGCTTAATGCTGTCATTGATAGCTGGCAAGATTTTCTTTGACCCATGCGCCGTGTTTTGGCAGTTGGAAATGTTCGGGGCTAATTTTCACAGCACTGATTTTGAACTCAGCTTTGAAATCAGCTTTTAGCTTTTCGCGTTGCTGAGCCGACAAGCCTTTTAGTGAATCGATGCATTGAGACTTTTCGCTGTCAGTCATAAAGACAACGCCACCGGCTTTAGCAGCAGCAGAAACAGGAGAAGGCTCTGCAGGCTTGGTTTCCGTCTGCGTAGGCGTTATAGGTTTTGCAGCAGGTTTGGAGGCTTGTACAGGTTCTGAGGTACGAGTTAAGTCACCGTCATCGTCACTTTCGCTTTTGTCAGCGCCGACAATGCCATAAATGCCCATCAAAAGGTAACGGCGTGCGTAGGTCATAGAAGAACCCTGAGCCTGTTCCTTTGAACCGCCGCGCATCTCTTGCGTGATGTCCACAGGCAATTCGGATTTAACGCTCTCGCCACTGACGTGATGAAGGGTTACGCGAAGAATGGCGTGATTTGTGCCGATCGGGTGCCACGTTTCTGTATGGCATAGGCCGTAGTTGGCGCCTCCCTTTACGGCTTTGAGGATGTCCTCAAGGTTGGAAAAGTGCCGATCGGGTTGGCCAACCTGTCCATTGGCTTTTTTCCATCCTTTGATAAATCCCGTTTTTTCTGCGGCGTAATTTTCTTTTTGAAATGCAGCTAATGCTTTAGCTAGCTCACCGTTTGAAGTTGAAGGCAGGTCCCCGCGTATTTGCGTTGGCTCCTCAGTCATTAGAAATAAAAAAATAAATGGCGAGAGTCAGCTCCCGTCCCTAAAGAGTACACTCTTCTCTAGGCGTAATCAAGTATCAAATGACATTTATGCAGCGGGCGCATAATTTATACGACGTTTTGCCGATGGCTTGTAAGAAGCTTGCGTCAACGATCGCTTGCGAACGCCTCTTGGCTTACAACGCTTTCCCAGCAAGCGCCCCATTGCTGTTTTCAATGGCTCCTCAGGGCCCCAGCGCTTAAACACGCTTTCTGCTTCTTCAGTTGTAGCGTTTCTAAAACCGCTCAAGATTTCTTGGCACCAAGTCAAGTCATCAACAGAAACGGCTGAATTACCGTCATTGGCAGCCATCTGTTCTTTGACCAATGCCCAGGCCCCAGGCTTGTCAACCATGTTGGCAATTGCTACCTGTTTAAACGCATCCCTTACCTCTTGGTGCCAAACGTCTAGATCTTCCTGCGTAACGCTGTAATCAATTTCAGGTTCTGGAAAATCCGGTGGCTCGATTAGCCCGACGTACAAGCTAAAGAATGCAGGGGCGTCGAATGGCTCGCCGTTGTCGTGACAGATTGGCTGACCGCTAATCATGCGATCTACAAGGCGCCGATCCGTAAACCCTTGAACCTTGCGCTCCGTTACTGCTTCGTTAAAAGCTGCAAGAGCTAAGAAAAATTCTGGCTTGGGCTCAGCCTTGCCGTTCATCGCTTTACTTATTTGCGAAGCCCATGGGCCATTTGGCGATTGGGTCGCTTCGGCCCAGTCTTGAGTAATGGATTGGGGCCAGCCGTTGGAAGCAAACCAACGCTTCAAAGCTGGACCAAAATTGCCTCCTTTAAGTGGCTCCATGGGCGTAACTTTTGGCAAGATTCGGGCAACATCGAAAGAGTACACCCCGTTAATGGGTAGTGCGGAGAACCATTCTCGCTAAAGAGCAGAACTCGCACTATCGGGACCATTAACACGTAAATACATTGATGCCCACTGCTCAGGCGTCATAACCATCCGCCACTTACCGCCGCGAAATCTAATCATCGTCACAGCATGTTGAACTCCAGCATTTAGCCGCTGATGTTCAGCCCCAACTGGCTTTTGCAGACATGCAGCGCTTTTATCCTTCCAGTCACAAACCTGGACAACGCAATCCGTAACGCCGTCTATATCGCCTACGTCATCGCTACGCCCTGCCCCAAGCTGCCTACGGCATGAAGTGCCCAACAGCTCAGTTAACAGTTCAGCAGCTTCGCGTTCCGCAGAATCGCCTTTCCGCTTTGCCTTGCCTGTCATTTAATTACCGCTCTCCAGGTTTCCTTGATTTCGGCGTGAGCATCGCCGTTCTTTTCTTCTGCTTTCTGCGCTTCTTTTAGTTGCATCGCTAAAGCTTCAGTTTGGTCTGAGTAGGTAAACGTTCGCCGTTGCACCCGCGTGAGCGTCATGTCACCAGAAAGCCAGCGGTCTTCTCCGCCATCTCTCAGGTCGTCTAATTCGCCTGCTTCAAGCCCAATAGTTAACTTGGCTAAGAAATCTTTTTCAGTTGCCAAACCAGCTTTAAGAAAGTGCTTTAACGCTGCATACTTTTCCAGCATCTCTTGATAATTGGGTTTGAGCTGTGGCTGCTGCCATGGAGCTGATTCAGTCTTCACTGAGTGCAAAGCAGTCGTTGAGATATTCGATGTAATTGAGGTCATCGGGTAAGCCACGTAAAAGGTTTTCTTTAGTGAAATAAGGTTTGGGTTCGGGCCGTAAAAGCACAATCCAAATCTCAATAAAATCTGAAAGGCGGATTAAGAACCGCAGAGAGAAGGAACGCAACGGGTTCACCAATCATTCTCCGATTCTTGAAGTGCTTGGAAACGCTCCCAGCAATCGTTAAAAGCGAGCAGACAGGTGTCAGGTTCAATTGATGCACTGATTACCGTCTTGCCCGGCTTGACCCAGCAAACGCGGCATTCTTGGACGTAAAGGCTGTAATGGTCATTCAGCATTCGGACATAGCCACCGAGCTGTGCAGAACAGTCATATGCGCTCGACTTAATCGACGATTGGCTCTTGAAGTCGAGAAGAATTAAACGCCCATTCACGCGACCTAAAGCATCGAGAGAACCACCTACCGATCGATTCAAGTCACATAGTCGGTGCTCGGTAGTAATGGTTTCCCAATCGTTCCAATAACGGTGCTCTTTTAGAGGCGTTGTCCATCGTTCGTAAGGTCCAGGGTCAGGCAGCGGCTCTTTGTTGAGCATTGCTTCGCCAAAGGCATGCACCGCGTTACCCCGTGGCTCCCATTCGCTGCGCTTTGACTCAATGGCAGCCATCTGCACTTCGGTTTTCCGGTTGCAAATTTGCGTTACCGAATAAGCCAAAACCTCACCTGTTGGTTCCCAGATGTAACGGTGTGCCGCTTCATCAAATCTAATTGGTAACGCCTCAAGAGGCGGATGAATATCAGTCATGAAATATGTCCCCAATTGCCTCGTGGCTTCTGGACGCGCAGCTGAAAGAACCCGTTGAGTTCTGGGTATTGCTCCATCAGGTCTCGTGCAGCAAAAGCCGTGTACGAGTTATTGCACTTGAGGCCAGTGCTGTCGTTTGTTGACACCCCAGTTTCAAACCGGAGGACATGAAACATTGCATCAGCAGACCAGTGTGTGAAACCTTTGGCTTTTGCTCTGATGCATAGGCCGTGGCATCTACGAAGCAGGTCAGGCTGTTGTGCCTTGACTTCGTTCCATCGGGTAAGAAGTTCGTCAGTCATTTTTAGAACCAGTCGTTGTTATCAAGGGTTGTTGGGAGATCTTTCGTCTCGGCAGGCGTAACGCCTTGGGCCATAGGAGGCAGATCCTTGGGATCGATTACCTGAACCCGCTCGGGTTGCACAACGTCATCACGCAGCAGATTGCGAAACTGAACGCCTTGGTAACCAGCAGGGAAGATGCGCCGATCGCAATGGGTGTTATTGACAAAACCGTTTGACGGCGTGTCAAGCATCTCGATCGTGAAGTGTCCGGCTTCAACTGCTTTCCGCAAAGTCATGCGGATGGAGGTCAAATCAAATGCAGGTTTCATCAGAAGATGTCATCCAAAACGCCTTTACCGCCGGTTGCTGATGGAGTGTTCCATTCAGGCCCCAGATCGTCAGCCCTAAAGACCTTGTGCGCTGGGTGGTTCGTAACCGGTTCTTTCCATTTGCCCTGCGTAGGCGTATCAGTTGGTGCGTAGACAGTCGCCCAGCCTGCGTTATATGCGGCTGTAAGGGCCTTGGCCTGGTCAGCAGGTGTCATTCCATTGAGCTTGCTCACAAGGCCAGCCCAGGCGCGTTCTGAGCGGGTTCCTTTTTTTACCTTCCAGAAATCAACCAGCAGATCAGCGTGTTGCTGCAGTTCTGGGGGCACAAGCTCAGCAGAAACGTTCTTGCTGGCGTATGGATCTTTTGGGCCTTTTTTCTTCGAGGGCTTCCTGTCTGGATTTCTGTTGATCCCTTCTTCAATCAACTCAACAGGTAACGCGCCCGCGTTAGAAGTAACAGCCTTATTGTTATTAGAAGAAGAGTATTTATTAGTTAAAAAAAGAGGGTCGCCGGCTGTACGGCTCCCCAGCGTAATGCTGGTGTCAACCGTGTAATTGACGAAAGTGGTCAGATCCATGTACTGGGGCTTGATCTGCTCGATTCGGTCCAGAAGGTCCGGGTTGATGGCAACCCTTGTAAGTCCTTTTGGTGGGCTTGTCATGTCCCTTGCGTGGTAGTTGCATGCACATTATCGGGGCGTAACGTGCCACCGTCAACCCAAGGCGATCAAAGGCTACAAGCCCTTATCGAAACAATCCGTAACGCATGCGTAACCATAAAAAAGGGCCTCGCGGGCCCGTTGTTCAATACTTGATCGCTTCAGTGCTTGGCCGGTAATGGCTCGGCACCCAGCCCGGTTTATGCGTCCCTATCGATTCAAATGCTGCTGATCGACGCTTTGATCCGATTAACCCTTTTACCGTTTTGACTAGCTCGCAAACGTCTCCATACTTCTCAGGAACGTCCTGTTGGTTCTCTTCCAGCAGCTTTTGCAACCCGCATAAATACCGGATCGTTAAATCCTGAGTCACGCCCATATCAAGCAGCTCAGAAAGTAAAAGCTCATCAGCCGCTAACAGCGTGGCCTCAACCCTTGAGGCATCTCCGCGTAACCGCTTGTTTTTAAAATTTGCCATCAGTGTTTACGGGTTGAGTTCCTTTCCAGCACTTCGTAAAAGCCAAGTGCCAACGCTGTAAGACCTCTGGAACTACCAGCGGCAAACGCAATCGCTGCCTGTTCCTTTGCCCACGCAATGCGAGCAAAGACACGTTCTTCTGTCGTGATATGTCCGCCCATCACTCAAAACGCAGGGCCGTAATGGGTCTTTGTGCGATCTGCTGGCGCCTCGTAAGCGCTAGTGGGCCCCCATGTATTAACTGCAATGCAGCTAACAAAGATGGCAAGAAAGGCAAAATGCTTGAAAGTCATGTTTCGTCTAAGTAGGGGGAAGATCCGTTAATAAAATGAGAGCGCTCAACCAAAGCCTCAGCGCCCAAAAGGTTGTTGATCATTTCGACGCAGTAATGGCCGAAATCGTCGTCGATGGATTCGTCTTCAAGGGCTTGTTCATAGCCAGCACGTAGGCAAGCAATGCAGTGTTCAGCCATGGCTTGGACATCAGCAGGTGTGCCGCCGTTGTCAGGGTGCAAAGCGTCTAGCGCTGCTCTGACTTGATCTGAGTCATAGGGGTTGGTTTCCGATGGTTCGTCGTTGAGCTTGAACAGCTCAGCAGGTGTGTTTGGTACGTGAGCCATTGACATTGAGAGGCTTACTGAAAATTACCGCTATCGAGAGAGAATGCCACAGCTCAACTGCTTAATGAAGCCAATTTGTGCTTGAGGATTTTTAACTCACTGATCGCAGACTTTTCGTCTTGGCCTGCTGGTCTGCAGAACTGATCAAGAAATTCGCTTTCAAGTTCGTATGTGCTCCAGCGATAACCGCAAGATTTGCAAATCCGGCGTCGATATTTGGCAATAACTTTGACTTGGGCTTTACCCGTAAAACGCATAAAATTGACAATGCGAGATTGGAGGACTGCGCTATAGGTGTGATTGCAAGACATAAAAAGAAATTGTTTTTGGTTAAAGGGAAAGGTCTCGATCAGCCAAAGCCGTTCGTTGGCTTACGAGTGGTTTTTGAGTCTTTGATTTTGAGTTTTTTAACCAAACGCCTGGCCTGCCTAATGGTCATTCCAGGTTTGCCGCTGGTCATTCCATGGCCAATGTCTTTTGCTCCGCGACCTGGCATGAGAATGCCCTCAACGCCTGTTGATCCGTGATTAAGAGAAGCCATCGTTAGAAAGGGCAGGGTTCGATTTTGTAAGCAAGCCCACCGAGCACCGCGTCATCGACAAGCTCTTTCAGCTCTGCTTTGTTTAACGCTTGTAACTCCCAGGCAGAAGTGACCACAAACCAAGTCTCATATTGGTTGTGTGTTTGCAGTTCTCGTTCTTGGCGCTGTTCGTAAAGGCGCAGGGAGTACTCGTGAAAATCCATGAATCGATAAGGAGTTAGGCCCCCGAAGGGGCGTTAATGATCAGATCCGAGTTGCGCTGCCATCAATAAGGGACTGCCACATGATCCGAGCATCTTCTTTGCTAAGCATGAATGAGCCAGCCCAGTCGAACTTGTGCTTAATGCGGTGGTGGCGAACGGACTTAGTAACGTTGACTTTGTTTTCGCCGACTGAGAAAGCAAACTTTTGGCAGTCGTCAAGGAGAAGGGTGTGAACGGTCATTGATTTGAAGCGGTGGTTTAGGCCCGTGTCTTGGGCTTGGGTAAAGAGTACACCCTCCGCAGGCGTAATGCAACCACACGCATTCCTTGCACGTATCGCTACGCTCATTCGGCAAACCATCAAACGTGGCTTGTCCTCCGCTGCCCGAGACATCAGCGGTAAGCCCAGACCCCCGAGAAGGCTGGGCAATGTCTCATCTATTGGTTAAGCAAGGGCGTATTTCCGGGCTGTAGTAGCTGAAACGTTGAGGCGGGTAGCGATCGACTTATAGGTGTGGCCAGCAGCCCTAAGGCGTTTGGCGTGTTGCTGTGGTGAAGCCGTCATGTACAACAGCACGATCACGGGCAGTAGCAGCAACGCTGCCCCCCAAGCAAGAAAGCAGGTCATGGTTCAGTTGTGAATTTCAGGTGTCCCGACGCGGCGCATCGCTGACTTCTAAAGAGTACACCGTAGCTTCTCTGTACGCAAGCGTTATCCTTAAAATGCCTTCGTTTATTTCAGGTGGATAAAAAGCCCACCAAAAGAAAGAAAAGGTCAACTCGGTCTGAGGTACTACTCAGAACTGACACGATTTATTCAATGCTTTGCAAAGGAACATCTCGCGCAAATATCATTCTCTTTGCTTCCGAAACCTGGGATATAACCGAGCGGCATACAGATAATTACATCTCTGAAGCTCGGAAACGCCTGGAAGAAGATTGCCGCATGACTAGAGAGGCATTTATGGCAGAAGCTCTCGCCGGTTATCGCGAGCTAAGAGAAGCCAGCTTTAAGCGAGGCCAATTCATGTGCAGCAAGCAAGCCCTAGACGCAATGGTTCAATTGGTCGGCATTAACAACAACACCAAATGAAAATCCCTGATCCCATGATCCCAAATAAGCCAGGCGCACAAGATCACGAAGCAATGAACAATCGTGTCAAATACCTGTATCACCTTTATGCTTTAGACGACAGAGATAACCCTGACCACCCATTACGCGGCACCTTTACCGGGCTCATTGACCGTTACGGGTTCAGCCAGAAATGACAGTTACCACAAGAACACTTGATGACGGCACTGTAGAAATTTGCGTGATTGAGGGAGGGATGACTGAACTTGGCTGGGTGTCATCAGAACATCTCACTTACACCAAAATCAATCAACTCAAGGCTGTTATCGCTCGCAAAAGTGCAGCCGCATTTCTTGAACGCTCACAAGACATCAGCGACGGATGAGCGACCATTACAAGCAAGGTAATATCGAATGCATCGACGCTTTGCGATCAGCCCTAGGCACTGAAGGTTTTCGCGGCTTTTGCGCTGGCAACGTAATCAAATATTGCTGGCGATACCAAAGAAAACAGTCTGCAGAATCTGACCTTGAAAAAGCCAAAGCCTATCTTTGCTGGTTAATAGATGACATTGCTGAGTAACTGCCCAGGCGGCTCGCTACTGGAACCGATTCAAGCAAAGACGTTAGACACCGATCTGCTCCCATTTGCTAACGGGTTAATCAGTGGCCTCACAACTCCTCAGGCTGAGGTCTTTGACGATCCAGCCCGATTCCGCATGCTTGCTGCTGGGCGTCGCTTTGGCAAAACCCACCTGTCTCTTGTTCAGCTGATCGTATGGGCAGCACAAAAAGCAGGCTCGCTGAACTGGTATCTAGCCCCCACATACAGAGCAGCAAAGTCAATCGCATGGCGTCAACTCAAGGCAATGGTGCCACCTGAGCTATTCGCTGATAAGAACGAAGTCGATCTAAGCATTGAGCTGATTAACGGCTCACGCATCGAACTAAAAGGCGGCGACAGATACGACAGCTTGAGAGGCAACAGCCTGAGCAACGTCATTCTTGATGAGGCCGCTTACATCCCTGCTGATTGCTGGGAAATGGTTATCAGGCCAGCGTTAGCTGATCAACGTGGCAGCGCAATTTTTATAAGCACGCCTGCAGGTTTTAACCATTTTCATGAATGGTACGAACAGGCAGAACATGAACCCGGTTGGCAAACTTTTAGTTACAACACCATTGAAGGCGGCAACGTCCCGCCAGAAGAAGTTGAGCTGGCCCGGCGAACGCTAGACGAGCGCACGTTTAAGCAAGAGTTCGAGGCATCATTCCAATCGTTTTCTGGCCTTGTCTTCCCAGAGTTCAGCGACGAAAACATCGATGACACAATTAAAGACATGGGCGGCCCGATACTGGTTGGCCTCGATTTCAACGTTGGGATTATGGCTGGGGTGATCTGCAGCAAGGTTGGCGACACGCTGCATATCTGGGATGAGATCGCAGTGAAAAACAGCAATACAGATGAGGTGTGCTTGATGTTGCGTGAGCGGTTCCCTGATCGTGAAATCGTTGCTTACCCTGACCCAACAGGCAAGGCCCGTAAAACCTCAGCAGCAGGTGCTACTGACCACGGCATCATCCGTAAATATGGCATCAAGGTTGTTGCACCAAATGCACCATGGGCGATTAAAGACAGGCTGAATGCAACGAACTGGTTAATCAAGAATGCGGTTGGTGAGGTTCGGATGTTTGTTCATCCAAGGGCTAAAAATACGATCAAGGGCTTTAGATCAGTGACTTATAAGGAAGGCGCGGATGATTTTATTGTCGATAAGGCCCCAGGGTTAGAGCATTGGATTGATGGCTGTGGCTATCTGATCTTGAGTGCTATGAATCAGGTCAAACCATGGAAGGTTGGCAGAGCAAAGAGCAAGGTTGGCCAGGTTTGGTAGAGAGTACAAAACGCTTTAATATAGTTAATGACGCCTGCGTAATAGGAATGTCTGATCTAGTCCTAATCCAGCCAGAAGGGCAAGATTGGTGGTCAGGTGGTCAGGTGCCAACTAGAACGGTTGAATACAACGGGCATCAGTTCCAGCAGATTCACATCAGCCGCCTGCTCCAAGGTGTTGGGAAGAAATACAGCCACTACAAAGACCAAAAACGGGCTGATGCGTTCTTGGTCGAGTTCTCTAGGTCTGCCGGAATCCCGGCACACGTGTTGATTCAAGAAATTACGGATGGCCCCAACGAATTGCGCGGCACTTGGGTACATGAACGGATTGCTCTTCATGCGGCGGCTTGGGCTCTTGTCGCATTAGAGGTTTGGCTATACGGAAAGCTTGTAGCCATATTCAAAGGGCACGAAATGGTCGAAGCACCGTCCCAACCCAGCGCGGTTGTAATGCTTCGCGTAATGGCAGATGCCCTGGAAGCACAAGATAAAAAAATAGATGCCCATAGCGCAGAAATTGAGTTTCTTACTTCTGACGTGCAAGACATAAAAGAAGAAATCAGGAAATCGGAGCTGACGCGAGCCTGCGAAAGAATGTCACTTACTTACGGCGTTCATATTCCACATCCTTGTACATGGGAAAAACCAAACTACCTTGGTTCAGGTATTTACGGGCCTGGCCTTTATTGGATCGGTGACCCTGAAGGCGATCCAGAGAAACCTCATTACATTGGTGAGACGGGGATTTATGAAGATCGGCTCTACCGAAAGCGCAATGTTCATCCTGCTTTACGGTTTCTAGGGGCTACCGGTCGGCGCTACGAAACTAGGATTTTACGTGGGTTTGAAAATACCCAACAACGAAGGAATGTAGAAGAGGCGTTAACAGCAGCCGCTCAGCCGCATTGGAAATTTAACTCTGTTTATAAGGCTGCTTCAAAAGATTTAGAGCAGTTCAAGACGAAGGCTTATCCGTTGCACAACTACCAAGCATCAATAGTTTAAGCAACGCTGTTGCGCCTAAGCAGGAATTACAAACCCTGTTCCAGCCAGCCCCGTTCCACCATGCCGGCAACTGTAGTTTTCATTTGCCAGTTCAAACGCACCATTTCTTTTGCTACATGCTTCACTTCTTCTAAACGCTCTAACCGTTCAATCTGATCACACAGCATTGCAACGTGAAATTCTCCAGCTAGCCTTTTGCCTTCTTTGTCGATCATCACCGGAGAAGTGCAGATAACTGATTTTAGTTAAACAACCTTGGCCACTCGCCAGAATGTAAGTAAGTCTGGACGCTAACAATGGCAGCAAAGCGCGGGTTATATGCCAACATCAACGCCAAGAAAAAACGTGGTGGGAAGCCTCGCAAACCAGGCAGCAAAGGTGCTCCAACAGAACAAGCGTTTAAAGATGCAGCACGAACTGCTAAAAAGAAGCCTAAAAAGAAGAAGTGATTAAAACAATAGAATGAAGCATCGGACGGTTTAGACGTGTGACTAATAGCGCTCCTGGTGTTGATGGCTTTTATCCATCTGGGTTGATGGGTCGTCAAGACCCATACCTTCAATACGATGAGCCATTCCAAAAACAGGTGCAACCTGGGATGGACCCAAGCTGGGTCAGTGGCCCAGTATTGGACATGTCAGCTGATTGGGCGCCGATTGACATTTGCAGTCGTGGCACTCAAGGTTTAAGGCTTGGCGCTAAGTATTTATTGCCTCAGGAGCCAGCCGAAACAGACGATGCATGGAACCGTCGCATTAGTAAAGCAACCCTTAGCCCATTTACTACACGTATTGCTGATCAAGCTGCAGGGTTAATTCTTAGGAAAGGCATTCAAGTATTGCCTAACGATTATCAAGAGGTTGAAGGCGCAGAGCTTGATCCATTTTGGGATGAGTTTTGCTGCAGCGTTGATGGTAGAGGCACTAGCTTGAGAGCCTTTGCCCAAAGGGTTTTAATTAGTTCTTTGCTATATGGCCATTCAGTAATTTTGGCTGACATGCCAAATGTAGAACCAGCTGCAAACCTTAGAGAAGAGCGGGAACGTGGGTTAATGCCCTATTTCGCGCATTATGAGGCGCAACAGATTCTTGGATGGCGACAGTCTGATGCTGGGCCTACATCACCAATTGATCAGGTAAGAATTAACGAAATTGCCTGTGAGCCTAAAGGCCAGTTTGGGACTGAACACGTTCGCCAAATTAGGGTTGTTGAACCTGGCAAATGGCAAGTGTGGCGCAAAGGCGCAACAGGCTGGGCCATCCATGAAGAAGGCACCACTAACGTAAGCAAAATTCCTGTATCAGTTGCTTATTCAAACAAGGTTGCAGAATATGTATCTAAGCCGCCATTGCTTAGCATTGCAAATTTAAACATTAGACATGCACAGGCAAACTGCGATTTAGGCCACGCTTTACACGTCAGTGCGTTACCAATTCTTCTGTTAAAAGGTTTCGATGATTCAGATACTGAAGGCACAATTGGACTGTCAGCCAACTCAGCAATATTGTTGCCAACTGATGGCGATGGAAAGTTTATCGAGCCTGCATCATCTAGTTTTGACGCTCAACAGGCTTACCTAGACAGGCTTGAAGAGCAAATGCGAAACCTTGGTATTGCTACTTTATTTGCACAGCTAAACAGTCCAGAGACGGCACAATCAAAGCAGATTAGCCGCATAGACTCAGACTCGTTACTAAGCACTGTAAGCCGTAATTTAGAAGATGCATTGCAGCATGCCTTTGATCATGCAGCTGCATACGTTGGCAAAGAGTCACCAAAGATTGTCATCGATCGGGACTTTAACCTGCAGACGCTAGAAGGCAACGCTGTTGGTCAATACATGAACCTGTTTAACAATGGCGTGATCACCCAATCAACCTTGTTAGAAATTCTCAGAAAAGGCGAATGCCTACCAACAGACTTTGATATTGAGCTAGAAGTTGAGCTTACAGACCAAAACCAGTTAGGAGCATAATGAAAAGCTATCAAGGCTTTTTGTTAAAGATGCTGGCTAGCATATTTGCAATACAAGCAGTGTTTTTAGGCGTTGCATTCCATCATTGCTCAAGTAATAACCATGAGCATTGCCCTGATATCGGCTCAAGAACAGAACAGTTATTCTCAGTTGCGATCGCGACAACCTTGAGCTTGCTAACTGGCTTTGCCTCAAGCAGTAATCCTTAGAATTAAGTTAGTTAAACATTTGGAATGGAATTTCTACAACAGCCCGCATTTTGGATAATTGTCGCTGCGATTTCTGAAGTCATTGGGATGACACCCAAACTAAAAGAAAACAGCATCCTGCAATTGATCCTCAAGCTACTTGGTGCAATCAAGCCAAAAAAGAGCTAGTGCCGTATGTGGTTGACGTAGCGATTAAGAATCATCTGAAAGCTACAGATACCGCACAACTAAAGGCTGTCTTTACTGAAGAACAGCAAGGCTCAACATCTCTTGGAGGTTTTATGTCAATCAAAGCACCGCATGCAATGGGATACAAAAAAGGCAAGCCAACAGGCGGAGGCAAAAAAGGCAAATGATCTGTGATTTGCTACCTTTTGCCGTTTTGATTTATGGATAAGGAAACGCTAGAAAACTGGCGTCGAATTCGCAACCATCTAAAAGAAGTTGGTTGCACTGAAAACCATTTTTACAAGCGAGCGGTAGCAATCACAGACGGTCTGCCCGATCCGTTTAAAACATGGACTTTCAAACCGCTGGACAAATGACTAATTAATTGAAGCAACAGCTTCGGGAGACTGGTAATCGTCCGTAGCTCTGGATTTACGGCCACGGCGCTTGGGCTCAGGCTTCAATTCACAAATTGGTTCAGCATCAGGCACTTCAATGATCTGTTCAATTGTCGAATTGCCAATTTGAATTTTACGAATCTTTTGAGCCATTAGAATTAAGCGTATAAGGACAG